AATGCTTGTTTAAATTTAACGAATTTATTTAATTTGGGTAAACCAATTTGAAATGCCATTTCTAAACATACTTCTTGAACTATATCTGGCATATCTCCACATGGTTTTAAGAAAGTCTGCATATCTCTTTTTGCTATAGTGTAATCTATTAGAAAAAGTTTAAGTCCTGTTTCATAAGTAATACCATCTTTAAATTCATGTTTTTCACGTTCTTTTACTAAATGCCCAGCCCCAATAGTCCAATGCCCTAAATGATCTTTGTATGGTTTTAAAATTATACCACCTTCGTGATCTATTATTTCTTGGTGTAATCTACCATCATCAATCATCTGTTCCTCCTATATTTTCTAATTCTTTAACTTCTATTGCCATTAATGTTTTAAGTTTTTCTAAATACACTATTGCATCCCATAATTCTTCTTGAGCGTCATCAATCCACGCAACAAAAGATTTTCTGCTGTGTAACATTGTTGAACCATATTTTTTAATGCCATCATCAGCCCTCTTGCTCATTCGTTGCATTATTTTTTTTATCATTTTGTCCTTCGTCATATTTCTCCTGTAATTCTAACATTGATATAAAGTTGTGGCTTTGTATATGTCCATCACTAATCATAAGTTGAGTTATACCATAACTCCACCCATTTGCATTATTCTTCGCATATTCCTCTAAATGACCATAATTCATACAAGTTCCAACATTCACAATTTTAACATAATTACCTTTTCCTAATTTACTGGCTCTCCAGCTTCGTTCTCTATGTGAATGACCAAAAACAATATCGTGAGTTGCACCATTTGAGATAACACTAGCTTCAGCCATCTTACCGCCAATCTCTCTACCCATTTCATTCATAGGTACATGGACGAAAGCCACACCTTTAATAAAATAAAAATCTCCATATTCTGAAATACCCCAACCTCTTTTTCTCCATAGAGTTTCATATTGCTGGGAAAATGCACCGACTACTTCTTTATGTTCGTTTTCATATCGGTATAGCCGCATTTCGTGATTACCTAAACAGTAATGCTTAATAGGGTTAATATCACCCATGCCTTCATGTAAAAGTTTTAAACATTCGTCTGTAGTATTTATATCTTCTAATATTGGCGGTTTTTTAGCACCTTTAACTGTATGGTTTTTATCGTAGAATGAGCAACTATCAAAACTTGAGAAGTCACCTATACAAACTAAATAATCTGGATTGTATTCTCTAATTGCTTTGCCTATCCATAAAAATCTAGATTGATCTTCTTCTGGGGAGCAATGTGCGTCTGGAATGACAAATACTTTTGTTGGCGTTGAAAATGTTGTTTGTTGTGCTGGTATTCTTACAATAGGTTTTTTATATTCTTCTATAATAACTTGCGGCTTAACTTCTTTGTATCTGTGCCATTCTATCGTCCAATGAGAACTCTCTAATGCAAGTTTTTCTATCTTATCTATTTTTCTTTGAAGTGTGGTGCGTGGAATATCTAAAATATCTTCTACAATCTTTTTAGCACCAGATGGTTGATTTAAACCGCCTTTGCCTAGTGGTGGATAACCTTTATCTAACGCTTCGTGTAGTTTTTCTTGGATAAGTTTTAACTCGTCCCATTCTTTATCTTCCATCTTAGCCAATCATAGATAACACCCAAGATACGAATTGTGTTAAAACCATGAAGCCAATAGCCCATAAAATATAATTAAGTTTGCTAATGTCTTTTTCTAAATGTTTTAAATGGTTATTTTGAATAAGATCAATCTTATTATAAATGTCCAAGAGTTGTTCTCTTGTAGTTTTAGGTGTTAACTTGCTCATTAATAAAACATTTCATTGCCACAGTTAATTGTCTTTCTTTAAGTTGTTCATCTATTTCTAACACAATACGATCAACAGCATTATCACAAGTTTCATAATTATCAAAACTTATTGGTAATTTGCCACCTATTGAGCAAAAAGGTGCAAGAGTTAAATTAGCAATACAAACAACAGTATGAATAAACCACATTAACCCTGTCTATTATATTTTTTCCATGATTTCAATTTGTGCTTATTTTTTGGCTTGGAGCGTGAAGAGTTTCCTATACTCGTTCTTTTAACAACCTTATCAAATTTTTCTTTTGCTACAGTTTGTTTAGCCATTGAGTTGACTTAAAGGATTTTCTAAAGCTAGTTTAATTCTTTTATCTATTTTTTCTTCTAGCTTTTGCATTTCTTCTTTTAGTTCATTAACAGTTTCTTTTAAATCTTTGGAATTATCTCTGCCATCTTGCTTAACTCTTTGCTCAACATCTTCAACAATAGTTTCAATTCTTCTAACATCTGCTTTTAAATCATTTTTTAATTCTTTAGCCACACCAGCAACTAATTCTACTTCCTCTAATATCATAGTCATTTCTGATTGTAGCATCTCAGTTTCTAATTGAATAAGATCTAATCTTTTATCAAATCCGCTTAAATCTGGTGCTGTATAGCTGTTTATCTTTTTTTCCATTAAGAGATATCTGGAATATACTTCAAAAGAACCCCATAATACGCCTACAAAACTACTTAAAACAGTAAGTATAAGGAATATCTTACCTCCTCTGAACTTTATACCACCTACATCTATTTCTGTTGCCATTGACTATCTATCATTTCATTCATTAAACCATCACTTCCTACAAATAAGAAATAACTTGCCATATCATTATCATTGATAACTGTGTCTGGCAAAACAACATTTGAAAAAAAACCCACTCTATCATTTAGTTGTTGTTGATCTTGGAAAAAGGTTTTAGTGTTCCCTAATACTTGCATAACTACGAGGGTTTTAGTTTGGTTTACATCATCATACTTTTTTTTATCGTCCATCTTTTTCATAATCTTTTTTACAGCTTTTTCTTTAGATGATTCTTCTTTCTTCTCTTCTTGAGCTTCTTCTTTTTTCTCTTCTTGCTCTTCTGTTTGTTCTGGTTCTTTCTCTTCGTTCTTTGCTACTTCTATTTCGTTTGTTTCTTTCTCTTCTTCTTCTTGGACTTCCTCTTGTTGCTGTTCTTCTTCTTTTGTATCTACTTCTACCTCAACCTTTTCTGTCGTTGTTTCTTCTGTAACAGGCTCTTCAATACTTGTTTCTATTTCAGTTTCTATTTCTAACTCTAATTCTATTTCAGCAATTTCAATCTCTGCAATTTCTATTTCTACTTCTGCATATGTTGGCTCTTGTATTTCTATTGGTTCAAAAGTCATTCCTACATCTGTTTCAATAGGCATATTAGATTCAAATACATCTTCAACTACATTAATTACATCTTGAGAAGCATCAGCATTTAAAGCAATAAACATTTCTACGCTTGTTATTGCCTGTGTTATTATTGTGTTAATTGTGTTGTATAATACATTTATCTGAACATCATCAAATAAAACGCCAACTGAAATTCCTATATCTCTTCCACCTACCTCAACAATTAATGTTGTAAGACTTCCAGAAAATTCAAAACTATTTTCATATACTTTAAAACCAGAAGCTGTTCCGCTTGCTGAGAGAATGTCAGTTCCAGAAAAAACTTCTGTTGTTCCATCTTTACCTGTGATGTGCATATACACAGAATCTTGAGGGTCTTGTTTATCTACATGAATTGAATAATTTGTTTCTCCACCATATTTTATATTGAGTTCTGAAATATCAATCGTGTTTATAAAAGTTGTTCCCATGTTAGGAACTCCCATAACTGAAGTTGAATTACCAGACCCTGTAATTTCAGCACATTTATCTGTACCTAAATTATTACAATAAGAACCAGAAGGCATTGAAGCACTACCTTGACCACCCCAATCAATATCCATATCACCTTCTTTTGAGGAAGAAACAAAACCATTATCTCCATCTAAAATATTTCCAGAATTTTCGTTTGTAACTGTGGTTGTTGTCGTTGTTGTTTCTGTGGTAGTCGTTATTGTGATACCATCAGAACCATGTTCGGTTGTTTCAGTTATAACTTCATCAATTATTTCTTCTATTGTAGGGGTACAAAGACCTGTTGTATCAGTTGAGCAATCTACAGCTTGACTAGAAAAGGATAGGCAAACCGATATACATAGCCATAGCCATAAATATAAACTTCGTAAGTTCATTATTAGCTTCTCTTTCTTCAACTGTTATTTCTCTTCCTTCTAATATATTAGCTTTTATTAAACTTCCATCTGGTATCATATCTGGATTTTCTAACCAGCCTTGTTTTGCATCTGTACCAATTTTTGAATCATAAGGGCAATATGTTCCAGCTTGATACATACTATCCCATGTGCGACTATCTAAACACAAAACTGACACAGCCGCTACTTTCATTCCCATAGAATAAAGTCTAGATGAGATCTTTAATTTTGCACATAAAGGATCTTCTTTCATAAGTCCTGTTGCTATTCCAAGTATGTTTGTTTGTATTGCTCCGCTAGTTGCTACCATACAAATATCAGAATTATTTACAACAACACTTGGAGCATTGGCTGTAGGTACGGATTTATCTATTACTGTTGAACTTACTGTGTTTGTGTCCGCACTTTTTGAATCTGTTGCAACTGCAATAACTGTAATTGTTGCAAGTAAAATAAATAGAGTTTTCATCTAGCTGTTGTTGGTACACCCTCTGATGATACAAATGGGCTTTCTGCCCATGCCATGTAGATGTAAGTTCCTCCATTATGATTATGTCCACTTTCACTTGTTCTAACTTTAAAACCATTTGATAGTAAATCAACAGCATAATGATTTGCTTCTGCTCTATTGTCATTTGCAACTACATAAGCATTTACTGGATTTATAGGTGAAACTTTATTATCTCTTAAAACAAAATTTTCTCCACTTGCATCTGTTCTTTTAACGATAAAAAAAGCAGGTTTAAACCCTGTATAGATAAATGGCCCATCTGCATTACCATTACCTGTGTAGCTACCAAATTTACTATAGCCTTGTATGGGTGCAAAACAATAAGCTATAAATGTGCCGCCGCTTATATTTGTCCTGTTTGAATAGCCAGTTGTGAAAACTGTGCTAGTTGGATTTGCACCCCATTCGTAAGCGTATGTTGCTGATGGCGCACCTGTTTCGTTTAACTCAAAAACATTGCTTGAGGTAAAATTACCTATAGTAGTGCTACCAACAGACCACCCATAAGTACCGTTTCTGCGTTTGCAAATGATTAGTTCAGGTGCCGAATTAAGGCCATGACCTATTGTTGATGTTTGCCCATTAGAACTGTTAACGCCAGTATAAGACACAATACTAAATCCAGCCGTTGTATTAGCTTGCACTGTAGAAGTAATTGAACCATCTGTATTACTAGCAGTAGTTCCACCATTTGCTTTCCATTGCCAGCCTACATATGTTTGACCACTTTCATTTGTTTTACCATCACTTCCTACTGTAAAACCATCAGAATCAAAACTAGTAAAAGCACTCGCTGAACTTTCGTCATTAGTATTATTACTACTTAATATATAACCTGCTCCATTAGTTGAATTTGTTAAAGCATGTGAAGAATTACTACTTCTTTCTTTAACCCAAACCCAATCTGGTTGTAGATTAGAATTACCATCATTAACTACATTATTTGTACCTCCACCATTACCAGAATAAAGTGCTGTCTGAAAATATACTGAAGGATCTGTTATTGTTGTATAAGCCATATCTTATCCGTATGTGTTTAAATTTTCTGTGCAAAGTGCATAGTACCCTGACGGTACTGCATATTCAAAATTACCATATCCTGCTCCATCACTATTACTAGAAGCTATAGTAAAAGGTGGATTGCCAAAATTTGCTAACCATCTAGGAGTTTCATTAGCTCCAGCGGCAGCAACATTAAAAACAACAACACCGTAAGAATCTGTATTTATAAAATCTGAACTAAAATTTTTTGCCGATGTAGGGTTAGCTTGATTCCAAGCACCACTTCCATTTCCCCATTGCCCATTGTTGCCAAAATAAACATTATTATTATCCATATCTAATGCTACCATCATAACATCATTTAATGATAAACCTGCGCCATATGAAGAAGTACTTGTTCCAGCACCTGTTTTTTCTTTATAATAAAGATCTCCATCACCTGTATAAATGTAGGCAAAACTTTCAATGTTTTGAGTGTTTTGTTTATTTGACCAATTTGTAATTCCTGCAAAACCACCGTTCACATCTTCAGTTATTTTAAATTCAGCGTACCATTTACCTTTAGTCAAACCAATATTTGAAATACATTGATTATCTAATCTTTGACCACTTTGTGCTCCATCTCCTGTAAAGTCAAAATCTAAATTACCTTGTGTTAAAACATTTCTAGTACCTTGAGGAAAGCCCATAGATGTTAAAGTAGCAAAAACATTACTTGGCGTGTCAACAACTTGAGCACCCGTGCCTGCGTTATTTACCGTCCATGTATTACTATTACCACTGGTATCTGTTCCTAATGCCGCAGCATTTTTAAATTCTAATCTAAATCCATTGGTGCCGTATGAACCTGAATACGTTTTTGGTTTCCATATACCTGTTGTAGAATCTGTTTCTCCAAAATCTGTATATGATTTTATTGTGCCATCTATGTAATAAAACTCTGTTAAATAACCATCAAGATGTTCAGTGCTATTATCATGTCGTCTACCAATATTCATTTGAACACCAGACTGAGACCATTCAAGATTTGCGTTTTGTACCCAATAAGTCAAGGCTTTTGTTTGTTGAACTCCATTAACATATAATTTCCAACCATCAGTTGAATTAGCTTGGGTAACATCAACACTAAAAAAAATATGATACCAAGCTGAGTTGTCTCTATATTCTCTATTGCTTTGAAAATAAAAACCACTGGCTGCACTACCATTCAAAGTATTATCAATAATGAGTAAATCATCTGCAAACCTTACTCTAGTCATGTTAAAAGGTGAAGTTGAAGATGATGCCTCTAGTATATAATGATTACCACTAGCCTTTAGATTTGCTCTTTTAACCCAAAAGCTAACAGTTGCTTTTGTTCTTGAACCTGTTGAGCTTGGAGTTCTGCTTAAATATGTGCCCATTATGCGTCAAACCTCATAGCGTTACTTATACCAACGTTAACGGCGATTGAAAAGGCTCTATCTGCTGTTTGAGCCTGTGCATCCGTTGCTCTAATAGTAAAGTTATATGTTGTATCTTGCGTTGCTCCAGACTCGGTTCCTGTAATAGCTCCTGTGCTCGTATTCAAACTACCACCTCCTGGCAACGATCCTGATTGCACGGCGTATGCTGTAGCATTGGTTGCATTAACAGTAAAACTAATAGTTCCTCCAGCATCCACGGTTCCTAAAGATCCTGCCGCTGTCTGCCATGCAGGAGCATCGGATACGGTAAGTATTGCTGATGAACTACGGACCGCATTACCATCTGGGTTTTCTACTCGTATAAAATACGTGCCATCAACAGGCAACGTAAAGTTTGCTACTAATGTTGTTGCACTTGTAAAAGAAACAGAGTCTGCTGATGTAATAGCCCCTGTAGAATTTATTGCATCTACATAAGGCGTGTTAACATAATTAGTCCCTGTAATTGTTACGGCTGTTTGTGTGTTTTCTATAACGGAAGGACTAATACCTGTAATGGTTGGTTTGGTTTCTCCTACAACCGTTGCCCAAGCTGTTGTTGTTACGCCAGCAGAGGAAGAAGAATATCCAATAAATTGATTTGCTGTTCCTGTTCCTGTTGGTAAAGTTATAGCAGCTCCTGATAAACTTAATGTTTTTGTCGCTGGATTAATAAGTTTGTTACCCATATAGCTGTGACTACTACACTGATAATATAAAACGTTAGGTGTGTAACCTCCAACTTTTATTTGTGTGTAAGCGCCTGCTTGACCAGGTGTACCGTTTGTTGTTACATTGGTACTAAATATTTGTGTCTTTCCTGCATCTAAATAAAACAATAAAGGATGTCCTGAATTAGAAGCATCGGATTGATCAAATTTATAATAGTATTCGTAAGAAGAAGATTCATTACCTTCAATAAAAAAACTTGGAGCCTCTGTTCCGTTTATAAAATAAGCATTAGAACTACCTGCGCCGTTGTATACATTAGCCGAAGTTTTTGCTGCAACAGTAACAGTAAACGTTACAGGGTTAGCAGATGTGCCTTGAGGCGTAACGTCTAAAGCATTATTAACAATAGAATCACCTGACTCTCCAAGTGTGATTGAAGTAGCTGAATGTTTCTTGATTGTGTTTACTTTAAGTGTTGATACCATGTTATTCTGCCTTCATTATTCCTGCATTAGAAGGTAAATTATTTGTAGAAACTATAGATTGATCAGCAACTGCATAATAAAAATAAGTTTCTCCATTAGCATTCATTGCACTACCACCGTCCATTACTCTAAATCCATTACCAAAAAACTCAGCTACGTGATCCACATTTTCTGCATCACTATCATTAGCGTCTAATCTTCCTGTAACTTGGTTATGTCCAGGACGTCTATAATCTTTTATAGCCCAGATACCTCCTCCATTAGCTTTTCTTTTAAGAAGAACATAAGCGGGCCTAAAACCAGTGTAAACAAAAGCTCCGCTAGAACTTGTCCCATTTCCTATATATTTTCCTGCTTGCTGATAACCTTTTATATTAGCAAAACAATAAGCTATCATAGTGCCGCCGTTTGTTTTAGAGTTTGTTCCTACATAAAAAGAACTAGATGTAGGAGAAGTGTCTTGATACCAAGAACCTGCTGTATTAAAATCATTCGTTAAATTTAAATACATCCCTCCAATATTACCAAAAATTGAATGATAAGTAGTCCAGTTTTCAGTTGCTGCATAATTTTTAAAAAGTATAAAATCTGGTGCTACACCTAAACCGTGTCCTACCGTGCCATTTGATCCTGTACCTGTCCATTTAACAATACTAAATCCCGCTGCTACGTTAGCTTGTACAGTTGAAGTTATAGATCCATCTGTGTTAGATGATGTAGTGCCACCATTGGCTTTCCATCCCCAATTAATATATGTTCCTCCACTAGCATTTATATCAGCATCAGTTCCAACTTGAAAACCATCTGAATTAAAAGCTTGTAAAAAGTTTGCTTCTACTGCTGCTGCATTAGAATTATTACTATGAATTCTTGATGTTACACCTCTAGTTGAATCAAAAAGAAGATGATTTGCAGTGTTATTTCTTCTTTTAAACCATAAGAAATCTGGTTGCATATTAGAATTACCAGTATAAGTAATATTTCTATCATCACTTCCATTACCATCATAAGTAAGTGCTTGAAAGTTTGCTGAAGCGTCAGCAATTGTTGCATAAGCCATTAGTTAAACTCCTGTAAATTTTTTGTGCATAAAGCATAATAATTATATGACCCATCATTAGGTGTATACTCAAAATTTCCTTGACCATTTGCATCAGCTTGACTTGAACTAATAGCTAATCTTGGATTACCAAAATTAGCTCCTTTAATTTGACATTGTTGATATTGTCCACCAGTTCCAACTCTACCTCCAAACATATATCCACTGTAATCTTTATATGTACTTAAACTTGTAAAAGCTGCTGTACCACTATTTTGTATTGTACCGTTTTTAGAAAACTTTAATGTTCCATTATCTAAATCTAAAAACATTCCTATAATATCATCAGTGGCATAAGAATTACCATAAGCCGAACCTGTAAGAGAACCTGTACCATCTCCTAAATATTTTTGTCCGTTTGCCCCATAAAGATAACTGTATCCTGTACCTTTGTCGGAGCTAACATTAGCTGCATTCATATCCATTTGGGTAGCTATGACCCCTAACAATGGACCATTACCTGCAGAAACTGCTGCTGAATTTACATGTGGAGTTATTTCACAATACCATTTTCCTTTTGTTAAACCTCCCAAACTAGAACACCAGTTATTACCTTGACCATCTTGATCTTGATTATCTAAAAATAAATTACCGTGAGCATAGTCAGGAGCATTATTAGTTTGACGTCTGGCGTATGGATTTAATATAGCAAAATTATTAGAAGGAGTGTCTGTTACTTGAGGAAGTGTTCCAGCACTTCCGATAGTATAATTATTAGTTTGTCCACTTGAATCTAATCCCATATTACCACTGTTCTCAAATTTAAGAAAAACACCATTTGTTCCATAAGTAACACTAGGATTAGTTTTTGGTTTCCATATTCCTGACGTAGAATCTTTTTCTCCAAAAGATGTTGGAGGATAAGCAGTGCCATCAATTAAATGAAAATGAGAAAAGTATCCTTTAAAATTAGAAGAAGCTCCATCTCCATCAGTATTTATATAATGTGTTTTACCACTTTCATTTACAGGGGTGTTTTGATTTTGTGTCATGGTATTATTAGTTCCCCATACTGTTATTTGTTCTCCATTAACCCAAGCTCTTACTCTATTATCAGCATTAGAATCTGTAGAATCAATAGCAGCAACAATATGATAAAAAGAAAATTGATCAGTAAATACAGCATCACTAACCCTGTAAACTGTAGCTCCACCTCCAATTCTTAACTTATTAGAACCATCAAATCTACAATAAAATTGACCTGAATCACTTCCTGCGGTGCCAACTCCAAATATTCCACCATTTCCATTACTAACTCCGTTTGCTCTTTTTAGCCAAACAGAAATAGTAAATATTTGTCTGTTACCTGTGCTTGATATTGATTTACTTATAGTTGTCATTATTGAAGCCTCATTGAGTTGTTTATACCAACTGAAATGGTAATTGAAAAGGCTCTATCTGCTGTTTGTGCTTGAGCGTCAGTAGCACGAATAGTAAAATTGTAAGTTGTTTCTGAAGTAGCTCCTGATTCTGTTCCTGTAATAGCTCCTGTGCTTGTATTTAAAGAAACACCTCCAGGTAAAGAACCAGATTGAACTGCATACGCTGTAGCACTCGTAGCTGAAACTGTGTAAGAGACAGTACTACCAGCAGCATTTGTACCAAGTGATCCTGCCGCTGTTTGCCAAGCTGGTGCGTCTGATACAGTTAGTAATGCTGAACCTGATCGTACGGCTAGTCCGTCATTATTTTCTACACGGAGAAAATACGTACCGTCTACAGGTAGTGTAAAAGTTGCTACAATAGTTGTTCCATTTGTAAAAGATACTGAGTCTGCTGACACAATAGCTCCTGTTGAAGAATTAATTGCATCGACAAAAGGAACAGAAATATAATTAGTTCCTGTAATAGTAACTGCTGTTTGTGTGTTTTCTATTGTTGAAGGATTAATAGAACCTATTGTTGGAAAAGTTAAAACTGATCCTACTGTTATTGAACCACCTAAAGCAACAGATGATCCGTTAATTGTAATTGATGAATTTGCTAATTTTGCATTAGCAATAGAACCTGCTAGTTCGTCGTTTGTAATTGATCCGTTAGGTAATGTTATTACCGTACCTGCTGGCAACGTTATGGTGTCACCGTTCTCTCCTATTTGAAGAGCAGTACCTGATCCTTGTGGTATAATTTTATTTACTTCAATCGTGCTCATAAAATAAATAAATTTCCTGTTACGGACAGTGTACCTGTAATAGATACGGGTCCAGCTAAAACGCCAGAGTCCATTGTTTGAACATCGCTAATTGTAGAATTATGTGTTGTCACATATGCTGTAGGATCCATGACAGGAGATGGTGCCTTCTTTGCTGGATATGTACAAAATACATCTTTTGCACCTGCAGAAAAATCTACTTTATTATCACTATTCGTACTCTCTAAAACTGTATCTCTTGATAGTGTATCGGGAGCAGCATCGGTTACAGTACCTATACCAATTTCATATTCCGTACTTCCTGATTGCATGGCAATACAGTAGTACGTCGTATTTGTTGTGCCAATACCAGCGACAAAAGTTTGAAAACCTGTGCTTGCTCCTGCAAGATTCACGGTCCCCGTACCTGTTGATGTCGTGGTTTCCTTAACACGATCATTGATAATCAATGCCATGTTAAACTCCTACGATAATCTCAGTATAGCTGTACTCGTGCCTGGTGCTGGAAATTCAATAGTAAACGTACCGTTGGTTGCTGTAAAATCAGAACCAAATGCTAAAATACAAACTGAATTCGTAGTGCCTGATCCACCATCAGTAGTGGTGTTATAAATCATAGCGCCGTTAGCTGTGAAACTAGCAGAAGTCCATTGAGGGTTAGTATTGAAGTCAACATATGCTGTTGAAGCTCCTGTGCCTCCTGTTACAGATTGGTTCTGTAAAGTTTCTCCACCTGCTGAATACGCTGATCCAGAAGCGTTTGTTATTTCGTTACTTGTTGAATAGTTAGCAGTGCCTGCTCCTAAACTTGCGCTTGATGTAAACAACGCAATTTTAAAAGTATGCCCACCATTTGCAAAATCGTGCTTTCCCTCTAATAATTCTTTTTTAAAGGTGTTGCACACTGCTTGTGTTATAGCCATTTTTATCTCCTATGGGTTTTGTGAAGGCAAAGGTAAACGAATAACACCATCTTGATATTCATCTCTTCTTCGTCTTCCTTGTTGTTCAATTGCAAGTCTTTGTACGGATTCATTATAACTTTTTTCGTACTGTGCAAGTAAATCATAAGGTCCTTTGAGGAACTTAAAAGCCTCAATAAGACAAGCATATAATAATACTTGTGGCGCATTTGTACTAACCCAACTTGTCGTGTTAGTTGCGGAAAGCCCTGTTTCATTACGATTCAAAGCTAATTCTATCTTATATGCTGTATCTGGCGTTGGAGCAAGGTATATTGTATTCTGATCCCACATCGCATAATATCTTGGTTTACTTTGAGTAGTTCTATTTGGCCAATATTCTGTCATGTAGCTAATATCTTTTTGTAATAAATACGTTCTAACGTTTGCATCTGTTCCAGTAGAAGGATAAATAGAAGCTGTACGAACAAATGCCATAGTGCTTGGAGTAGCTCCTGGCAAAGTAACAAACTCATTACCTTGAGTTAAGGTAGCAAATTGATAAGCTCTAAATACATCAAGATCAACTTCTCTAAATATACGTAGTTCTGCTTGATTAATAAAATCGTTTACGATTGCTGTAGTTAATACAGTGCTATCTGTTTCTGTGTAACTTCTTATTTGATCTACTACTTCTGTGTATGTACTCATGATATTACCACCGTTGCTGTGCCTAATTGGGTGTTCATTATAGTGTCTTGATTAGCTTGTGAACTTCCATTTAAGGGTTGCATTGTTCTAACTTGCACTGTTTCTAAAGCTCCAGGAGCAGGAATAGGATTAAATTGTTGTATAGTTTGCATAACAGTCTGAAAATTGTTTGCTCCAATTGCAGGAGAAACACCATTAGCTCCTCCATCTATCATAGCTTTTGAATCAATATCATCATTTATATAAATACCGCCAAGAGGTATAGTAACACTAATTACCTGTGGTTTAGCGTGTTGTAAAGATTGTGCATCGGTTGGATGATTAGTTGGATTTAATAAAGGAGACTTTACTTCGTATTCTGATTTATGAACCCATGCTCCTGTCCATTCTTGTACCATTTCATTATAAGGATATGCAAAACCATCACGATCTGAAATTCGTAAAGCAAATTTTCCTGAAGAATATCGTCCCATTAATAAGTTCCTCCTGTAATACCAATGAAAGGAACAAAATGAGAGCTTACATTTTCTCTATTTGTGTC